TAGGTCTTGAGTATCCAGCGGCCGTGAGAGGCCCGTCTAGAGGCCTTCTTGGCCTCCCTGTGGCAGGTGGCACACCGTGGACCGGGCGCGGTCACCTTGCGGGTGACCGAACCACAGCCTTTGCACGCTCGCTTAGATGCCACCACAGGCCCACGTCCTGCGCAACTCATCGGTCCAGACGTGAGGACCGTGAGGACTTCCGTTACCGCAGTTCATCGGTTCACCTCGGAGGATTGGCGGGAGGAATAGGCGCAGGGAGGCGAGGCGGACAGAAGCACCGCTTCATCCCGCAGTTGTTGCAAGCCATCACTTAGTCCATTCGTCGAGTAGATTGCGAGCGAAGCTTCGGGTGTCGATCAGCTCGACATCATCAGGCGTGCTAGCCACGTGGGCAATGATGCCATACACGTAGTCAGCGGACTGTGTGGTCATGAGGAGTTCACCGTACTCCTCGATCGATATCGTCACCTCTTCGGGCATCGGGCTAGCCATCAGTACGCGTCCTCCATGTCGCCATCACGAAGGCCGACGGCCACTTCGTAACCTTCCCAGTTGTCGACTCCCGCAGCCTCAAGACAGGAGAGCCAGTGAAGCTCACCCTGGATGAAGTCGTACTCATCATAAGTGAGGGTGAAGGTTCCGTCACCGTTGTTCTTGCCCATCAGTCCTCTTCCCATACGTTGATCTTCTCGTCGTCCGGGACTGAGGTGCCGTCCCTGAACAGAGGCGGAGCATCTGGCTCCCTCTCTTCGATCAGGCAGATAGCAGGGTTGGCTGCCATCGTCAGGAACTTCCGACCCATGGGGTCCTGGGGGCCGAACCGGTTCTTCACGGTCGCCACGTCCAGAGTGCCAGCGTAAGCGTCACCCCACAGAGTGAGTATGAGCGTAGGAAGCTGATTGGCCTTACCCATGATGGCACTTCGAGGTGGCGGACTGCCACCCTTAGCCGACTCCGACGTATGGTGAACGATAGTGACAGCAGTCTCTTGCTCACGTGCCAGATCCTTAAGCTCGGCCATCAGTGCCCAGTAGTTCTGTTCCCCGGCACCCTCGTAGTCGATGTCCATCATGATGTCGATCACTGTGTGGTGAGGGTACTCGCCGTTCAGCTCACGGAAAGCCTCCGCCTCCCGCCACATGTGCTCCAGCGTAGGGCTGGAGCGGAAGGACCAGCGGATGTGGTCCATGTCTTTCAGTGTCTCGTAGGCCAGGGCCTTCTGGCCCATCACCCACAGCTCAGTCTCATCGGTCGGTGTGCCTGTCAGCATCGAGAGAGTTCTCGATGCCATGGTGAAGTCGTCGCTGTCACTTGAATGGTACAGCGTGGGAACCTTGTCGCCCATCTGCCGGACCACGTTGAGAGCAAGCACTGTCTTCATGGAGCCAGGAGGACCAGCGATCATGCTGATCGATCCCCGCCTGAACGACATCTTCTTCTCATCGAAGACAGGCCAGGGAGCCGGAAGCGGCTCCCCTGCACTGACTCCTCGCTTGACCTGCCGAGCTAGAGTCTTCAATACTCAACCCCAACCTTCTTGAGTTGATTGATCAGGTCGATAGCCTCTGGTGGCCACCTGTCGCCAGGCTCATGCATGTCATGCAGGATGGCGTACCACTCTTCCTTCGTGGCGGTAACCGTGATCTCCGCCATCGGGCTGTTCTCGAAGAACGATCGGGCTTCCATCACTTCTCCTTGGGTGGCTTGTTGCTGCCCTTGGTCCGCTCGAAGGCGTCAGCCTTCTCGTTGACATCCTTCTTCTGTTTCTCGGTGAGTTTCTTCTTCTCTGTCACGACCCGACCACGATCACAGTCTCGTCGTTGTCGTCCTCATCCCAGAAGACGCAGTCCACTCGCGATCCAAGGCCGTCCTCTATGACGACCGGCAGGTCCCCCATGTCATTCTGGAACTTCTGAAGTTTCGAGATCAGCTCAGAGGTGCGCATAGCTCTCCTTTGGTTGGTTGCGTGGACCTGTCGGGAGTCGAACCCGAGTCCATCTGCGTTCCGCGTGCGGCTTTCGCAGATGTCGAAACCTTCCAGGCCCTAGCAGGCGCCCCCGAAGGGGCGCCCTTGGATCAGCCAGCCTTGACGATCTTCATGCTGTGTTCCTTCTTGTTCCCGTTGCGCTTGTCCAGCTTCTTGCCGAACACGTCACCCTCGTCGATCGAACCGGCCTCGGTGACCGCAGCCTTGAAGACCTCACGCTCGTTGGCAGAGCCGGTCGCAGTGACCCGCGCCTCGGTCAGGTCAGCAGGCTTGCCGTCCCACTCGCCGACAACATCCTTGAGGTGGATCTCGATCTGGTGAACCGGGTTGAGGCCAGCACGCTCAGCCTCGTCCTTCGGCACGCCCTTCGGCTTGCCGTCCACCCAGAACTTCTGGAGGCCAGGCTTGTTGTTGGTGGTGTCCCAGTCGGAGACGGTCGCCTCCGTGTCGATCTTGGTGATGACGCCCTTGATGAACTCACCAGCGTTCTTCAGGTTGACGAACTTCGGACCGAAGCTTCCGCCCTTGTTGCCAAGCAGTTCGTCCAGAGTAGGCACTTAGTTTTCTCCTTGGTTTGTTGTTGATTCTTGGTACTGACTGGTAACTTCTTACCAGGCTGCGTCCAGCACCGCAGGCGCTGTCACAACCGCTTCCGGAGGAAGGTTCTCAGTCTCCCACGGCTTGGGCTTGGCGTCAACCACCTCAACCCACGGAGCCTGCGTTGCCGTGCCCTCGTGACCTACGATGTCACCCCCAGGAAGCTCCGTAACGCCGCCCAGGCCCTTGTCAAGCCACTCCTGGGCCTGGGCCCCCACGTCACCCTCAGAGGCGCTCACAGGGGCGCTCACGTCCATCTGAGAGCCAACCTTGAAGCCCTGCGAGAACAGGTTCAGGTAGACCGCAGTGGCAGCACCCAACTCATAGGCGTCGTCGATGCTGTGGAGGCCCAGCTCTTCAGGCGTTGCCCGCACCTTCACGTTGCCGTAAGTCACGGTCGGAAGGGTGATCTCGATCTCGCTCAACTGCTTGCCTCCATTACCCACTGCTGGGTCTCGTCATCCCAGTCTACCGGAACATCCGACCGACTGAACGTCATGGACTGGACTTCCGTTCCCGCCTCTGCGAGGCGGTTCAGCACGTCGACCAACTCCTGATGGATCTCGCTCACTCGGTGACCTCCCCCCAGGCTCCGAAGCCCTGGTTCCAGAAGTTCTCCGTGGCCCACTCGTCGAGCAGGTCGCTTCGCTGCTGATCGGTCAGCTCGTCCCACTCCTGATCGGAGTAGCAATAGTCCTTCAGGTCGAACGTGTCCTTGCCGTCACCGCCGGTGAAGGGCGTCCCGTATCCCAGGGTCAGCTTGTAGGTGTACGTCTCGTCAGCCATCTATGATCTCCATCGCAGTGATGAGCGCTTCCTCTTCCTCGCAGGCTACGCAGTAGTAGGTGCCTGTCGTATGACGATAGTACATCTCGTCCGCGCCGTGCAGATCGCACCAATCCTCAGCCTCGTCAGCCATACGTGTAGGCCTCCTCGTTCGCTGCTTCGGTGTCATCGTAGGCGCACTCGGTGCACACCCACTCGCCTTCGTCTTCGTCGTAGATCATGGTGCCGCCGTGCTCTAGGCACTCGGCTTCAGCGTACTTGGTGTTCCAGTATGCATCGTCAGAACGGGAGCCCATCGTCCTCACTCTTATCGTAGTACACCGATCTCGGGGTGATCCCCGAGTTGACTAGGCAGTTCTCAGATTGAAAGCAAAACTTACACATGAAGCCAGCCTTGGCTTCGTAGTGCTTGCCCTCGATCCTGTCTACCACGGCTTGGTACTTCTTGCCAACCTCGACAGGGTCCACCTCGGAGAGGTCTACGTACCTGGTATTCGCCCCTCCAGGGGCGAGCATCACATACCTGCCAGCCTTCGGCAAGGCCGACCCTTCGAAGTGCCCGTTGTGATCAAGCAGTGCCCGGTACGTGATGAGCTGGAAGTTGTCGGGCTTGGTGCTGCCCGTCTTCCAGTCGAGGATGACGGGGCCCTTGGTCCTGTGTTCACCGATGATGTCGACGAACGCCTTGATGGGAACCGAAAGCCCTGGAAGCCCGCCTGAGGCGTTGTACTCGACCTCCCATACATCGATAGCCTCAAGCTCTTCGAGGGCCTTAGAGAAGCACTCAGACACCCTCTTGAGGGCCTTCTCCTCTGTGATCGGGTCGGCCTTGGGGCCTCCCGCCAACCACTTGCTGAGATCAGGCTCGATCAGCATCTGCTTCTCGATCAGCGGGTAGAAGTAGTCCTCGGCCTTGATCTCGTCGGCAGGGTAGCCACCTTCGAGGTGGGCCTCAACCATGTCGTGGACTGCACTGCCCATGGGGATGTACCAGGTCTGCAACTCCTCGCCCTGCCTGATCTTGCCCAGGTACCAGCTGCGAGGGCAGCTGGTGTACGTCTTGTACTGCGAGTAACTGATGTGAGATAGGGTCATACCCCTATCATACAGCCTTGGGGTGACGGTTGCGCCGCCTTGGCGGACGCACCCTACTGGCCTCGGAGATCTGCTTGCAGGTAGCGCAGTAGATCTTGCCACTGCCACGCTTGGCCCACCTGTCGTGACCCTTATTGCATGTCTTGCTACGGGTGAATGTCTGCACGGGCTTGCCGTGAGAGCCACCACCTGTAACTCTGAACAGCCCCTCCGGGGGCTGTCCACCACGGGTAGTCCACTTCCTGTCATCCTCGTTGGAGTTGACCAGACAAGACCTCTTCACGGGACAGCCGTTGCAAACCTTGAGTCCCTTAGCTATATGATCATGTTGTTCATCAGGAGCTTCGCTCCCCGGAACCATCAGATCATCAGAAAGCTCGAACCACTCGGCGGGGAGGGATTGGCACAGGGCCTCGTCTCTCCACTCCTCATACGGTACAGCAGCCCCCCGAAGGGGCTGCCTATACATAGCTATCTGTGGCCCGTTGTAGCTCATGTCTACTCTGGAGCCTTCGCTGTCTCTCATTTCCTCCCCGCTCCAGGCGACCCCCATGGGTCGCCCTGTGTGGTCACCTATGATCATGCGAAGCACGATCCTAGCTAGCTACTCAGGCTAACTGTAGGCACCCTTAGGGTGCCTGAAGTAGGATACTTCACTTACTTGCTACTCTTTAATGCGCATCCAGGCGTATCAGGAACGCCCGCCCGAAGGGGCGTTCGTTCAATCGCAATGTTGCGCTAGTACCTAAGAGCAGTATAACCACAGCTTCCGAAGCCTCGCCAGGAGTGCCGTGTCCTACCAGTGTGACCTGAGTCACCAGAGCAGCGCTCCCTTTGGGTCGCTCGCCCTGTTCTCAACTTGCTTACATAAGTAAGACCATCGAGAGGACCAAAAGGTTGTACTGCTCTGGAAAATTCTGATAGTCAAGTGACGTACGTCACACCTCCTGTTGGGCATGCAGCTTGCGCTGCATGACAACCCTGTAGTACTCGGCGAGCTGATGTACTGCATCCTGTACTACAGCGGTGGCGTTGTCCTGTTTCGTGCATGCCATCAGTAGGTTCAGGTCCTGAGCGAACTGAGTTGTCATACGTGCCGTGACCTGCTTCTTTTCCCTCATGTCAGGGTGTGCCATGCAGGTGATCCTTTCGTGTAGTACAATGGAGGTATGGCAAAGACCAAGAGTACGCTCATCATCCCTGACGTGCAATACCCCTACCATGATGCCGTTGTACTACAGAAGATCCTTGCTGTAGTACGTGACAGACAGCCTGATCAGATCGTGCAGATCGGGGATGGTATCGACTTCCCTCAGGTCTCACAGTGGTCCAAGGGTACGGCTGGTGAGTACGCAGACACCCTCCAGGAGCACGTAGAGGGCTATCGGTCCGACGTTCTGGTCCCCCTTCGGGAGGCTGCGCCAGAAGCGCGGCTCGCGTGGGTTGAAGGTAATCATGATCTTCGACTGCGGGAGTTCATCCGGAAATACGCTGCGCCACTCGCTCCACTGAAGGCGCTTGAAACCCACAACCTCTTCCAGCTCGGTGAGCTGGACATCAGCTACGAACGTGGACCTCTCCGTATAGCCACCAATACGCTGGCAGTACACGGCCACGAGGCAGGCGGGTACTGTAGTTCCGCGTCCGCCTGGGATACCAAGTTCACCAAGCGGTACGGCAGCGACAAAAACTTCGTGTTTGGCCATACTCATCAGCCTTTCCTGATCACTCGTGCGTTCGGCTACTCTGGCCGGGTTTCTCCCAGGTTCACGATGAACTCGGGAAGTATCATGGACCCCGTGGCTGCTACGTACGTGAAGGACGGAGCCGTCAGTTGGGTTCAGAGCTTTGCTTGGCTCGAAGATGATGGCAAGCGTGTCTGGCCTGAGCTGGTCACGCTGGTAGACCGACTGGGATACTTCAAGGGGGAGCGTGTCTGAGTGTGGCCCTTCAGGAGGGCCGTAAAGGCCCCTCAGAGGCCCGACTACAACTACATCAGGCAACTGGAGCTAGAGCTGGGGATCGGCGCTCCTGCGCCGATTGTGCAGTCTGGGCAGATGACCCAAGAAGAGTGGTTCGAGTTCTGTCGGACCGTGCCGAGCGTGAAGAACAACCCTGACGTGAAGAGGTACTGACATGATGAACTACGAACTGCTGACACCCGCCGTCGACCGCGCGGCGGGCATTGCTACATCCAACTTCCCTGCACACCACGACATCTCCGACGTGAAGCAGGAGATCTGGGTGTGGATCATGAGTAACAAGCCCACGGTCACCAGAGTCCTCAGCGAAGGTGAAGGCTATGAGGCTAAGCTCATGGGCCTGTTGATCCGAGCTGCGAACACGTACCTCAAGACAGAGGACGCGCAGGTCTACGGATACGCCGAGGAGGACAGGTTTGATTACTCGGTCGACATGATCAAGAAGATCCTGGAAGTCGTCTTCAGGTACGAGGACTGGCAGTCGTTCGCCCTGTCGCAGGATACTCAGCCGAAGGCCAAGAGTGATCCCTCATTGGGTGGCAACAACCTCGCCTCGTACGCCGACGTCAAGTCGGCGGTGGAGAAGCTTCCAGAAGACTATTACAACCTCGTCGTGTGGCGCTACAAGTACAGCCTTACGTTCACTCAGATCGGTGCCGAGACCGGCACCACCGGGCGGTCCGTCAGGGACCGCCACAACAGGGCTGTGAAGGCCATTCAGGCGCTGCTTGGACAGCAGCCCCTCAGCGAGCTTCGCAACGGCTATGATGGGCGTACAGCGGATGCTGTGACCCGAGGGCGAGTGGGAGGCATGACCTCCAGCAACGCCCAGTACATCATAGAGCGTGACTACGAGGGATGATCTGAGTGGATCTAGCGGGAATCGAACCCGCGATGGCTCCATACTGGATATCGCACCATCACTGCCTGGTTAGACCCTTGGGACCCCAGCCTTCCGGCTGGGGTTTCTTGCCGTCAGAGGTCAGCTTGGTTCATTCGTGCGGACAGAAGGGCGTTCGAGATGCACAGACAGATGATGGCCAAGCCCTGGGCTATGTCAACCACAGACTGCATTGCCGTTCCCTTCGGTTGCTTACTCTTCTCCGGACCATTCCCGGAGTGCTTCGTCTGCGTCCACTTCGTCTGACACCATGTACTCGATGGCATCCTGAAGGCGGTGCGCACGGTC